AAGGAGAATATTATCAAGATTTAATAGAAGATTATATGTATATGCTTGTTTTAAAAGATAGACTTCAAAAAGATATTGATGAAAACGGAGTAAGAATCACAACATATAATGCTAAGGGATTGCCAGTTGAAAAGAAAAATGATAGTTATGATTTGTTGCTGAAATACAATAAACAAATGATTTCTCTTTTGGAATATTTAGGAATTAATCCAAAAGAAATAGAAATAGGAAGTGATGATGATGAGTTATAATCATGAACTTCCTTTTTTTGTACAAAATTATTTTGATTTAATGGATGAAAGACCTCAGCATTTTTGCGAAGATCAACTAGCATTAAGAAAATTAATTATTAAATCTTTCAAAAATGATGATGTATATGTTGATGAAAAACAAGCTATAAATTATTTTGGTTTATCAAAATATATGGGATTTGAAAGAATTTACGAATGGGAAGAATTTGTGTTAGGACTTCATTTATGTGTTTACTGGAATGATACAGGTTTACCAAGATGGTCCGATTTAATATGTATTATAGGGCGTGGAGCTGGGAAAGATGGGGTTATTTCATTGGAAGCATTAGCTTTAATAAGTCCATATAATCCAATAAGAGAATATGATGTTGATATATGTGCAAATAATGAAGATCAAGCAACTAGACCTGTTAAAGATTTAATAGCAAATTTTGAAAGAAATAAAAGTAAGATGAAAAAATTCTTTCATTGGACTCAAGAAAGAATAAGAGGATTGCATCGTAACTCTTTTATTAAAGGTCATACAAATAATGCCAAAGGAAAAGATGGATTAAGAAGTGGCGTAGTTATTTTTAATGAATATCATGGTTATGAAAATTATGATAATATAGATGTTTTTACAACCGGACTAGGAAAAAAACCACATCCAAGACGTTCTATTTTTACCACAAATGGGAATGTTGTTGATGGCCCATTAGATGAATTAATAAAAGAGTGTGAAGAAATTCTATATAATGATGCACCAGATAATGGAACGCTCCCATTTATTTGCAGATTAAATAAAAAAGAAGATGTTCACAATGAAGAAAACTGGCATATGGCTAACCCATCACTGATTTATAAGCCATCATTGATGAATGAAATAAGAAAAGAATATTTAGAATGGAAGAAAAACCCAGCTAGACTGCCTGCGTTCATGACGAAGAGAATGAACATAAGAGAGAGCAATAATGAATTACCTGTTACTTCTTGGGAAAATATAGAAAAAACAAAACAAGAGTATGAAGATAATTTAAGAGGAAGGCAGTGTATTTGTGGAATAGATTTTATGAAAACTACGGATTGGGCTTCTGTAAATTTACATTTTAAAAATGAAAACAAACGAATTGACATTAATAAAGCATGGATTTGTATGAACAATCCAGAGATTAATCGTTTGAAATGTCCTTATCAAGACTGGGCTAATAAAGGATATTTAGATTTGGTTTATGATGTTGAAATCAATCCAGATATTATCGTGAATTATATAGAAGAAATGAATTGTATATATAGAATAGAGATGGTTTGTTTAGACAGTTATAGATTTACGATATTAAGAGATAAACTTGAGAAAATAGGTTTTTCTATAGAAAAAAAGAATATTTATCTTGTTAGACCAAGCGACATTATGAGAGTATATCCAATAATTGATAGGTGTTTTACAAACAATTATTTTTACTGGGGTGAGCAACCTGTATTAAGATGGGCAACGCACAATTCAAAATTAGTGAAAGCTAATAAATCAAAACTGGCAGTGAATGGAGAACTCGATGTAGGAAACTATCTTATCGGAAAAATTGAAAGAAAAACAAGAAAAAACGATCCTTTTATGGCATTGGTACATTCGATGTGCAAAGAAGATAAATTAAAAGATTTACACAGACCATCGAAAGCAAGAAAACATATAAGAGTTGCTACATTTTAGAGGGGAGGTGAATAAAAATGGCGTTTGAGTTCTTTAAACAACTATTAAGGAAAGAAGCAAAACCTCAAAAAGTAGATATAAATGCTATGTGCTTTAATATAGCATCAGAAATATACATAAGAGAACTAGCTTTTAATCTTGTGAAAAACAAGATAACAAATGCAGTAACGAAATGCAATATTGATGTTTTTAAAAATAATAAAAGAGTGAAAGATGATGAGTGGTATCGTTGGAATATTCAGCCAAACAAAAATCAAAATGCTAATCAATTTTGGAGTAAAATGATTGATAAGCTATACGATACAAATGAAGCGTTAATCATTGTTCAAAACAATGAGTTATTTGTGGCAGACTCATATTCAAAAAAAACTGATACAGTATTGTTTGAACATTCATTTCATCAAGTTACAGTTAATGGATTGACATTCAACAAAACATATTATATGAGTGATGTTTTTTATTTTGAATTAAATTCAAAAAATTTAAAAAGTTTTTTAGATGGCACACTGTCATTATATTCTGGATTAATAAATGCTGCGTATTCAAATTATATCAACAATACAGGTAATAAAGGATTTGTAAAAGTTGATCAATTTGTAGAAAATAAAGATGATTTTGAGGAAACATTTAAAGAAATTATAAATCAAGATTTTAAAACATTTTTTGAAAATGCAAATGCAATTATGCCACTGTATGATGGTTATGCGTATGAAGAGTATAAAAACAATGGATTGAAGGTTTCCTCGAAAGACATAAAAGAAATGTTTGATAGTGTTATAACATTATCAGCAAATGCAGTAGGGATGCCTGTTTCCATAGCAATAGGAAATGTTCAAGACACATCTAAATCAATAGATGAATTTTTAACATTTTGTATTGATCCATTAGTTGAAATGATTGCCCTAGAATTAAATAGAAAATTGTTTACTAAATATCAAATTTTAGATGGAATATATGTCAAATTTGATACAAAAGCAATCAAACATATTGATTTATTGGATGTTCATACTGCGATAGATAAACTTATTTCTAGTGGATTTGCTTGTATAAATGATTTAAGAGAAGTATGTGGATTTACAATAATTGATGAAGATTGGGCGAATCAATTCTTTATGACAAAGAACTATTCTACAATAGAAGAATTAATAAGATCATTGAAAGGAGGTGGGGAAGATGAAAAAGAATAATTTTTATCAATTATCTATAAATGAAGATAGTGCTGAGTTGTTTATTTATGGAGATATTACATCGTATAAATGGTATGAGGATGATGTATGTGCTTATGATCTGTCCAAAGAATTAAAAGAATTGAATGGAAAAGATTTGAAAGTGAGAATTAATTCTTATGGAGGAGAGGTTTCTCAAGGTCTTGCAATTTATAATCTTTTAAGAGATTATAAGGGCAATGTGAAAACTATATGTGATGGTTTTGCATGCAGTGCTGCAAGTGTTGTTTTTATGGCAGGAAAAGAAAGAATTATGAATAAAGCGAGCTTGCTTCTTATTCATAACGCATGGACATATGTTAGTGGAGACGCTAATGAACTAAGAAAACAGGCAGATGATTTAGAAAAAATCACACAACCAAGTATAGAAATTTATAAATCTGTATCTCATCTGACAGAGAGTGAAATCAAAGAAATGATGGATAGAGAAGAATGGATCACCGCTGATGAAGCACTTGATTATGGCTTTGCTACATCAGTGAATGAGATAGAAGCCAAACAGTCATTAAGAGATGAAATGATGACAAAATTAGTTTTAAAAAACAAGAGATTAGAAAAACAAAACTTATTGAATAAACCAGCTGAAACAAAAAAAGGCTGGTTTTTAAAATGTCAAGATGAAGGAGGAGAATAAAATGACATTAGGAATTATTAATCAAAAAAGAACACAAATTATTACTTCAATGGTAGAAGCATTAAGAAATGAAGATGATAAACAATATCAACAAGCCATTATTGATTTAGCAGGAGATATTGAAGAAAATGTAATGCAACAAGCTAGAGAATTAGCTGATGTTAATGATATTCAAGTTTTAGCACAAAGAGGTATAAGACAATTAACATCAAAAGAAAAAGAATACTATGAAAAATTAACAGAAGCATTTAGAAGTAAAAATCCAAAACAAGCACTAGCTGATACAAATTTGATTATGCCAGAAACTATTGTTGATTCTGTTATGGAAGATTTAGAAACAGAACATGAATTATTATCTGCTATCAATTTTGAAAATACAGGTTTTTCGGTTAAATGGCTTGTAAATACAAACGGTTATCAAAAAGCAAAGTGGGGAGAAATTGATGATGAGATTGTAAAAGAAGTAACAAGTGGATTCAAGCAAATGAACATGTCTCAAATGAAGTTGTCTGCATTTATCCCTGTACCAAAATCTATTTTAGATTTAGGTCCTTCATATTTAGATAATTATGTAAGAAAAATATTGATTGAATCTTTAGCTAATGGTCTAGAGTATGGATTAGTTAATAATTTAAACACTGCCGAAGGTCCTATTGCAATGATTGCAGATTTATCAAAAGGAACTGCAAACACAGATACTGAAAGTGTTACATATGCTAAGAAAACTGCTATTAAAGTGAAAGATTTTCAACCTAAAACAGTAGGAAATCTATTATCTAAATTAGCAAAGGATGAAAAAGGTAATTCTCGTATCGTTAAGGATGTTATTATGATTGTTAATCCAACAGACTATTTAACAAAAGTATTCCCTGCTACAACAGTGATGGGTGGAGATGGAACATACAGAAAAGATGTAATGCCATTTCCAATGAAAATCATTCAATCAGCAGCGGTAACAGAAGGAGAGGCAGTCTTAGGTTTAGCATACAGATATTTCGCTGGCGCTGGTATGACAAAAGATGGCAAAATTGAATATTCTGATGACTATCAATTTTTAGAAGATAATAGAGTTTATTTAATTAAACTTTATGCAAATGGCAAACCACTAGACAATAATTCTTTTATTGTTTTAGATATTTCTAAGTTAGAACCTATGACAGTAAGAGTTATGACTGTTCCAGAAACACAAGACTCAACAACTGCATAGATAGAAATATGGAGGTATGAATATGAATGGAGTACCTGATGAATTATTAAAAATAGTCAAATCATATTTAGATATAACATGGATTGATGAATTTAGTGAAAAGAAACTATTGACAATGATTAGAAATTCTATTAGTTATTTTGATTCTAAAAGTGGAATTAAAAATGATTATACAGTTGAGGGGAGAGCGCAATCTCTCCTTTTAATTCGTGTAATGTATGAACGCTCTAAAATATTGCATGAATTTGAAATCAATTATAAAAAAGAAATCATATCTTTTATAAATGATGCAAAGGTGAAAAATTATGCAAAAGAAAATAGAATTGTTTAATGATGGAATCATCAATGTGTTAGATGTTGATGATGGTGTTATAAAAGAAACATTATATAAAAATATTCATTTTGGAAACAGGACTTATGGAGTCAAACGTTTTTTTAAAGCCAAGGATTCTGGCAGTGTCATAGAAAGGCTAATTTCTGTACCAGATAATTTCATGATTTCCAGAGATAATCTAATCGAATTAAAAGAATTTAGAACTGGAGAAACGAAACTATATGAGATAGTTATGTATCAGCCAAAGTATGATACGATGCCACAGTCTATATATTTAACATTGAGGAAACCAAGCATTGAGTATTCAAGAATTTGATGAACTGATTTCAAAGTATCCAGTTCAAAGTGAATTTGATCATTTTAGTAATCAAGTTTCCATTCCTTTTTTAGTTTGGAATTATGAAAAAGATAATTTCAAAGCAGACAATAAAGTATTCTATTCAAGTAATCGTTTTTCTGTGGAACTTTACACTAGAAAAAAAGATACAATCTTAGAGGAAGAAAAACTAGAACAGTTTTTCAATAAGCATAATTTAGTATGGGAAAAAATCCATCAGTCATGGATAAATGATGAAAAAGTTATGTTAAGTGCTTATGAGGTTGTATGAGCAATATAAGAATTGATGAACTCACAAGAGAAATCAATAAAATATTAGAAGAGTACAATGATGAAATAATCGATTCAACGAAAGAAACTGTTGATGAAGTATCAAAAGAAGCGCATAAGATTGTTAAAGAAAATGCTCCTGTGGAAACTGGAAAATCTGAAAGAAAAGGAAAATACAAAAAATCATTAAAAGTCAAAACAATAGTAGAATCATTCACAGAAAAAAAGAATGTTATATATGCAAGTGGGGAAGAGTATAGACTTACTCATTTATTAGAAAATGGTCATAACCTTGCTAAGGGTGGAGAGACAAGAAAAATTCCACACTTTAAATATGGAAATGACTATGTACATAAAAATTTAGCAAAAAGAATTAAAAACAAAATAAAAAATATTAAATAAGGAGAGAAAAGAAATGACAGAAAATAAAGTAAAATTTGGGTTGGCTAATGTACATGTTTCAAAGGTATCAAGAGATGAAAGCGGGAATGTTAGTTTAGGAATTCCTCGAAGAATACCAGGAGCAGTCAATATAAAGATTGATCCTCAAGGAGATACAACACCTTTTTATGCTGATAATACAGTTTATTTTAACTCAAATACAAATACTGGCTACTCTGGAGAATTAGAAATGGCATTGATTCCTGAATGGTTTGAATTGGAATATCTTAATTACAAAAAGTCTAACGATGGATTAATTGTTGAAACAAACTCCAATGTCAATAGTGAATTTGCGTTATTGTTTGAATTTGAAGGAGATGTCAAAAAAATAAGACATATTTTATACAGATGCCAAGCAACCAGACCAACTATTGAAGGTAAAACAGTAGAAGATAAAACAGAGGTGCAAACATCAAATTTAAACTTTACTGCTTCGCCTTTAGAAGTAAATGGAATGAATATTGTTAAGGCTAAAGCATCAGAAGATATTTCAAAAGAAAAATACGATTCATGGTATACAACTGCTCCAACATTCCCGATTTTTGGAGAGACAGAGGTAGAATAAAATGATACAAAAAATAGAAATTGAGGGTAAAACATTATATGTTTCAAGAAGTGCAATGATGTTTAGGTTATATAAAAGAAATTTTGGAAAAGATTTGATATCAGAGTTTGCTAAATATCAAGATTTATTAAACAATAAAGAAAAGTTATTGAATGAATTTGATTTTCAGATTTTTGAAAATATTTTATATATCATGTATATTTCTAATCCTAGAAACTTTCAATATGATATAAATGGTAAAAAAAGATATGTTGAAATAAATGGAAAGAAGATTATACAACCAATCCCAGAAATAACAATAGATGATTTTTTGAGTTATTTCAATAATCCCCATTCTATTATTGAAAAAGGAGAAGATATTATAGAAATTGCTTTTTCTTCTACGAATACAACGAATATTCCTAAAAAAAGAGGTAAAAAAAAACATCGTCCAAAGAAAAAGTAACGTATGAAAAAGTTGTTATTGCATGTTTAAATCTTGGAATGTCTGTATCTGATATGGATATGTTTACTTTGGGAGAATTGACAGATATTATTATAGAAAATAATAATATTATTGGAGATTCTGATGATGAAGAGTATTTCATAGAAGCAACACAAGAAGATTTTGATAAGTTTTAAGCACTCTTAAAGGGGTGCTTTTATTTTATACAAATAAAGGAGGATACTATGGCCGAAAAATTTAAAGGACTAACTGTTGAAATCGGTGGAGATACATCAAAACTATCAAAGGCATTGAAAGATTCAAAATATAATACAATACCACTACAAAAGGCACTTTCACAAGTGAATAGGTCATTGAAATTTGATCCTACAAACGTTGAGTTGATTAGAACGAAACAAAAACTTTTGACGGAAGAAATAGGAAAAACAGAAAACAAATTGCAATTATTAAATGGTGTTTTTGAAAAAATGAATTTAGATGAAAATGTTGATAGAACATCTAATGCCTATATTGAACTTCAAACAGAAATTTCAAAAACTGAAGGAAGGTTAAAATCATTAAAAAAACAACAAAGTGGATTAAGTGCTGAAACAGAGGCATTTGCTCAAAAATTAGAGCAAATGGGAAATAAATCTGTTGAAACAGGTAAAAAATTCCTTCCACTAACAACATCAATTGCAGGTATTGGGGCAGTAGCACTAAAAACTACTGCTGATTTTGATTCTGCTATGAGTCAAGTGAAAGCAATCAGCGGAGCAACTGCAAATGAATTTAATGCATTAAGAGATAAAGCTCGTGAAATGGGAGCAAAGACGAAGTTCTCGGCAGAGGAAGCAGCACAAGCTATGAATTATATGGCTATGGCTGGATGGGATGCTAAACAAATGCTAGAAGGTATTGATGGAGTTATGAATCTTGCTGCGGCTTCTGGAGAAGATTTAGCAACTACCTCAGATATAGTAACTGATGCATTAACTGCTTTTGGACTCAAAGCAAAAGATTCTAATCACTTTGCAGATTTGTTGGCACAAACAAGCGCATCAGCAAATACCAACGTTTCAATGATGGGAGAAACATTTAAGTATGTAGCACCTGTTGCTGGTTCATTTGGATTTACTGCAGAGGATACCGCTTTAGCAATAGGATTGATGGCTAATGCAGGTATTAAATCATCACAAGCAGGTACAGCATTAAGAGGTGCTTTAACACATATGATAAAACCTAGCAAATCAACCGCTGAAGCTATGGATGATTTAAAGATTTCATTAACAGATTCAAATGGAAAGATGAAATCTATGGATCAAATTATGTTGATGTTAAAAGATAAATTTAGTGGATTAACAAAAGCAGAAAAGGGACATTATGCAGCTCAAATTTTTGGAACAAATGCAATGAGCGGAATGCTTGCAATCATCAATTCAAGTCAAAAAGATTATGACAAATTGAAAAGTCAAATCATGAATTGCGATGGTGCAGCAGAAAAAATGGCTGATACAATGAACGATAACCTAAAAGGTCAATTAACAATATTGAAAAGTCAATTACAAGAACTAGCTATTTCATTTGGAGATATTCTTATGCCAATAATAAGAAAGTTTGTATCATATATTCAAAATGCTATAAATTGGTTGAACAATTTAGATAATGGATCAAAAAGGATAATTACAACTACTGCTTTATTAGTTGCTTCTATTGGACCTGTTTTGATTATATTAGGCAAGCTAATGACACTTGTTGCTAGTGCGATAAAAACATTTGGTAAATTAAAATTACTTTTAAGTACAGTATTTGCTGGAGTACCCGGACCTGTGGGAATAGCCGTTGCAGCTATTAGTGGATTGATTGCTGTTGCAGGATTATTGCAGATTGCAGAAGGAGATACACGTTCACAAGTAGATCAATTAACAGATTCTATTGATAAGCAAACAGAATCATTAAAGAAACAACACAAAGAAACTGAAAATGCAATGATAAAAGCAACACAGCAGACAAATGTACTAACATCATATAAAAATCAATTAGATGCTATTGTCGATTCTGATGGTAATGTTCAAAAGGGCATGAAAGAAAGAGCTGCCTTTCTATCTGGAGAACTTGCGCAAGCAACTGGTATTGATATAAAGCTTGTTGGTGGACAGATTCAGAATTATAACAATCTTTCAAAAGCAATAGATGAAACTATTAAAAAAATGAGAGCACAGGCTATTCTTGAAGCTAAGAAAGAAGAATACAACAAAGCATTAGAAAATGAAGAAAAGTTGTATAAGAAAAAACTCGAAGCTGAAAAACAACAAGCAGATATGGAAAAACTAATTAAAGATCAAATGGCACAAGCCATTAAAGAAGGGAATAAAGATAGAATAAATGCGTTACAAGATTATCTCAATCAACAACAAGATAATGTTAATAAGGCAAATAAAAATTATATGGATTGTCTCAACACACAAAGAAGTTTTGAACAAGCAACTATGGATGTTCAAAAAGGTAACTATGATAATGTCAATGACATATTGAATAAAAATTCATGGACTTATCAAAAGACAACAAAAGAAAAAATAACTGCTTTAACAAATGAAAGACAAAAAACAGAAGCTGAATTAAATGCTTTAAAAGAACTGCAAAAGACACATGATGATGAAGTAACAAGAAACAAGATACAAGAAGCTCAAAAAAGACTTGAAACACAAAATGAAAATTTGAATGATTTAAGACTTTCAGTGTATGATGCTATTCCAGAATATGCAACTGCACTTCAAAAACTTTCTGCTGATGGAGTGCAAGTTTTTAATGAAAACGGAAAACTATCAGAAGTAGCACAAATGAAAATGATTGAAGTATATAGTAAAATTAATAATCTATCTCCAAAATATAGCAATGAGTTAAAAAAGATGGCAGCAAATGGAGAAGAAGTATTTGATTCTAATGGTAATTTGACTAAAGCTGCTAAAAAGAAAGTAGATGAAGCAAATAAAGCAATAGAAGAAAAAGAAAAAAGTCATAAAAATGTATGGCAAGAAATTGCTAATCAAGCAATTGAAGGATATAAAATGGCTGACTTTTATAATGTTGGAGAAAATGCAGTTAAAGGAATTACAAAAGGTGCAAATGATAGTAAATCTCTTGTTATTAAATCGTTTAAGGATTTAGCAAGATTTGCATTAGATATATACAACCAAACATTAGATATTAATTCTCCATCAAGAGAATTTGAAAATTCATCATTAAATACTATATTAGGTATTGAAAAAGGTGTTATTAAAAACAAAAATAAAGTTAAGAATGTCTATTCGCAGCTTGGAGAATCAGCTTTAGGATCATATGATGTTGCATTAAAGAGCAGCAAGATGAAAAATGTTATTTCGACTCATACAAATAATCCATTAAATTTGACTACTAATTTTTACATTGAAAACAATTCACAGGAATTAACAGAGGAAACAATGAAAAAATTAGGCAAGACATTTGTTGATTATGTTGATGAAGAAATGTATAAAAGGAGTGCACATTGATGGGATATAGAAAAATATGGCTATCAAATGAATATGATGAAATATTTGATTTGACAAATATATGTGATGATGCTTTTTTAACAGATATCAAAGGATTTGGAACAACTTATTCGTTTACAGAGACAAGAATAGGCGATTCGTTGAAAATAAGCAATAAGAAAAGTGAATTTTCAAATGTTGGAGGAACGTTATATTTTTCTAATGATGAACTTAATACAAAGGCATATTCAAGATATAACGATTTTATTAGATTTATTTCTCAAACTCCTTTATATATTCATTATCAAACACCAGCAATGAGTGATTATGATGTTTACAGAGAAATTGAAGTTGAAAGTATTTCTAAAGAAGAAATTGATTATAGGACAAATATGTTAGTATGTGCTATTGAATTTAAGCCTTTAACATTTTGGATTAATTCAAAAGAAGTAATATTAGAAATATCTCCAACAAAAGAAGTAGGGAAAAGTTATCCACTGCAAAGAAAATATAAATATGTTTCTAACGGATTAGACAATATAATGATTGTCAATCAATCTAGTATGATTTTACCTTTAAAAATAGAAATAAATGGTACTGTTAATAATCCAACATTTTCTATTTATGACAGGGTAAATCGGATATATGGTTTGTGTAAATTTAATGGAACATTTAATTATGTTTATGTAAACAGTGATGATTTGAATGAAGAAATAAAATTAGAAATTGGAGGGGTGAATGTTATAAATCCTATAAATTATCAAGATGCTTCGATAGGTGTATCTGAAAAAATATACATAACATTCTTATATTTAAAACCTGGTGTAAGTTTTCTAAAGTTTAATTTAGGAAAAGAATTTGACGGAAATGTCAAAATAAAATATAGGGAGGGTATATATGCAACATTTTAAAGGATTTTATCGAGCTTATTTCAAGCAAAGATTGAAGTTATGTGATATGCCTGTTTCTTCATGTAAGGTTTTAGAGTTTGATATTAATTATGATTTGTTAGCATCAACATCAAATTCATTTGTTTTTGATGAAATACCTAGTGAAGTTTCTCTTGGGGATGTCATAATAGTTACAGATTCATTTGGAATAAAACGTTTTACAGGAGTTATTGATGAAATAGAAGAGAATAAAATTGTTGCACAAGATATTTTTTCATTATTCAATGATGAAATTTTAATGAAAATAGGTACTCATACAGGTATGTATACAGAAAAGATAAAATATTATGTTCAGCAATATTCATTACAAAATGATGATGATCATAAAATAACTTCTCTTGTTAGTCAGTTTGATTTTGATTGTCAACAAACAACAAAGAAATACACAATAAAACGTACAGAAGTAGCAACAATCAATATTTATGATGAAATGCTCAAAATGTATAATACAGGTTGTGTTGTTTCTATTGATGTTTCATTAAAAAATGAAAGACCCATCATTAAAAGTAAATATATTGAAGATTTTATTTATAAAATAGCTGATAACAGTGTATATACTCCAACAATGAAACCTATTATTCAAATGGCAGGAAAAAACAAATTAACAATCTACAATGAAAATGCCACACAAAAAAGAGGAACATACTATCTAACAGAAAATGGAATAGTAACAAATTCAAGAGATTTGACAAGAACAGATGTGGTTAAAACATCTATTGTTACAAGTGATGAAGATTTACAAAGTCTTAAAAATAGTTATTTAGATAATTTTTTATACAATCACAAAATAGAGATAGAAATGATATTGGATAACAAACTATATGATTTTAGTCAAATGATTTTAGGAGGAAAGTTTCAACTATATATTGGCAAAAAATATTTTAATACTGTATTAACAGGGTATTCATTATCAAAAACAGAAAATGAGGATTGCAAGATTGTTAAACTTGTTTTTGGAAAAGTAAGAAATAAATTTTCGCAGAGGTTTTTTCTATGATAGAAGAAAGATTATTAGATTATTATAGTTGTATAAAATCAAGAGGTATTTTGGGAATAACTATACACAATTCACAAAATGGATTAGATGCAAAAGAAAATTATGACATGATGATGAAAAACAACACAAATGAATCATGTCATTTTTATGTTGATGATAAATGTTTCATTCAAGTCTTGCCACTAAATCATGGAGCATGGCATACAGGAAAAGGATATGACGAGGGAAATGTATCAACAATAGCAATCGTTATATGTCAATCTACAATGGATAATGAGACATATTTAAAGGCACAGGATAATGCAATAGCATTGATTTATGAATTGTTTGAGGTTTTTAATCTGGATGAGAATGATATATATTTTCATAATGATTTTAATGTTAATGAGTATTGTCCTCACAGGATTTTAGATATTTATAATTCAAAAAAAGAGTTTATAGAAAGGATGATGAGAAATGGGATTTCAATTAATGAATGATAATAATATGGATATAACGAGTGAAATGGATGCAACTGTATTGTATGCACTAGGAGGTTATGTTAGACATTTTATTATTAGAAATTATAAAAGCAATTTGTCATGTACTTTTAGTGGATTAAGAGCAACCCTTTATTCAGGACAAGCGGTTTTATATGGGAGGTTTATATTACATACAGAAAATACATATGTAACATTAAAACCAAACTCAACACAATATATAGCTATCAGAGTTGATTTATCAGCACCAGCAGAAAATGAAGTAACACTTATATCTACTTCAAATTTGAAAAATGATGATTTATCTTCTGGAGGAATAATATATGATATTCCTTTATATCAAGTTACAACAAATTCAAGTTCTGTCACAACAAAAAAAGATTTAAGATTTAGTATATTATCAACTGGAGATACATGTGGAGTTATTTTTCAAAAGAGCTCACTTGTTGGTAAGTTGTTAGATATTAGAAAAAATATTATCATTGATTTTGATTCTTTAAACAATACCATCAAAAATGGTATAAGTAATTTAGAAAAAAAATTAGATACCAAAATAAATGATGTACGAAAAAGTGTTAATTCAATTATTTTGAATAATAAATTATCTCAAAAAAATTTAGATATGATTATAAGTCAAATAAAACTAAATATTCAAGAACTGACTAAAAAAGTAGGGAATATAAGTGATAGATATGTAAAAAGAAAAGTCATCACTGCAAGTGGGAATAGAAATGATATTTTACTTTCAAATTCAGAGATAACTTCATTAACAGGTATAAAATCAACAAGTGATATCAAACGTTTAACAATATTATATTGTGTAAATGCAAATAATAACACAGCATCCGCTAAAATAGTAGCGGCTATGCACTTGTCGAATGGGTGGAACATTTACTATGACAATCCACCAAAAAAAGGATCAAAAGTAACTGTTAATTATATTCTGGAGGTAATGAGTTAGATGGATAATTATATTACATTAAATGACAGGACATTGATTATACAAGATATAAAGGATCAATTAGCAGTACAGGATGATAATCTAAGCGAAGGATTAAAGTTTAAAATTCCTAAAATGTACAATGAAGTTGATTTGTCTACAAAACAATTATATGTTGACTATGAAAATGCAAATGGAGAAACTGGTTCAACTTTAATTGAAGCTGAAAAAATATCTGTCAATAATGATATGATTGAGTTCACATATTATATTCCGAACGGAGCAACAATAGCTATTGGTAAATGCAAAATAGCCTTAAGGTTTATTGAAGTTGAAACAATCACAACATTTGAAGGAGAGTCAGAAACAAGTGAAGATATTTTAAAATTTCGCTTTAAAACTTTACCAATTGAAATTGAAGTTCTAGAGGGAATAAATGCAAGTCTAGATGATTATATTCAAGCAAATCCTACAAAAGTTGAAGAAATGGAAAACAGTATCATTAAAAATGAAGAAAATATAGAACTTTTAAAAGAAAGCACAGAAAAAAGTATTCTTGAATTAGTTGAAACAGTTAAAGAATCTAAAGTCATAAATCTAACTCAAGAAGATTTAGATAATTTTGAATACAAAGATGATTATACATATATGAATGACTTAAACTGTTATGGAGGACCTTTGCAGCAAATAACTAATTATGTTATCTATAAAAAAGGCTTATTAATTATTTTTTATGATGCTAATACAGGAATTGAATACATTAAGTTAGAAAATGGAACATATTTTAGTACAGAAGTGAAAAGTAGAAATATATCTATAAGTGAAATTGATATAGATACTTATGAATTTGATGATGAACATATATATTATTGTGATGAAACATGTTCAGGTGGTCCTAAACAAGAAGCACAGGTATTATATATTGTTGAAAAAATGAATAATATATTAATACTTATTGACACAACAACAGGGATTAAATACACAAGAATAAATGACAATTATATTTCAGATGATTATAGAAATGAAATAGAAAGTTTAAATCGAAAAGTTGATAACTGTTATAAAATTATAACTACAATTTCTGATATAGTTAAAAATGTTGCATTCTTTGATTCTTTGTTTAATCCAGTGCCTTTCTTTGATGAATTAGATAGATATTTAGATGAAAATATTTCAGAAATGGAAGAGGTGGTATAAAATGTATACTAAAAACAAAGAAGGAGAAAATATCAAATTAATAGACCAAGGAGATACAATCAATTTATCTCAAAGCGATACAATAGCAACTAGGGTATTTTCTGCAAATAGTAAATATCTAACAACATACAGAATAGATACTAATGCACTTCCAAGTGATTTGCCAGAAAGTTTGAAAAAGTATTATCATTTTATAGTGCGAGTTGGACCCACTCTGGCAATAGATTATTGCACTAATCATGTTATGTATATGATTACGTATGTGAATAATGATTTGGTTTTTAGAAGATTAGAGACAACAACAGTAACACAATAATCACATGCACTCCAGGAGTGCTTTTTTTGATATAAAAAAGGAGGAAAGAAAAATGAATAAAACAAAATGGATTGAGTGTGCAGGGAGAAGGGCAATAAAAACAATGGCTCAAACAGCTGTGTCTTTGATTACAGTTGGTAATTTAGTTACAGATATGGATTGGTTAGCAATTCTTTCTATCTCTGTAACATCTGGCATTGCATCTGTATTAACAAGCATTGCAGGTATTCCAGAAGTAGAGGAATAAGAAATATGAAAGATTTTTTAATGACAACATATACTATTGCTTTACCTGTAATATTGGGGTACATTGTATGGATACTTAAACAACAGAGAAAAGAACGTATCAAAGATGGTATAGAAAGAGATAAAAGAATTGAACTTGAAAACAAAAGAAGAGAAGCCAACTCGAAAGGAACGATGCTCTTATTAAGAGGTCAGCTCATGACTTACCACGATAAATACGTAAAAAAAGGTTATATTCCAAGTTATGCTTATGAGAACTTTATAGAAATGTATGAGGCTTATCATAAATTAGGCGGAAATGGAGTGGTAACACATATGAAAGAAGAAATAGAAAATTTAAGATTAAATAAAAAGGAGGATTAATATGAAAATTAATGTACACCGAGGACATAATCCTGATGGAAAGATTGCATGTGGAGCAGTAGGATTAATTAAAGAAAGTACAGAAGCTGGAAAAGTTAAAAATCTAGTTATCAAATATTTAAAACAACAGGGTCATACAGTTTATGATTGTACAGTGGATAATGGAACATCACAAAATGATGTATTAAAGAAAATAGTAACAAAATGTAATGCACATAAGGTTGATTTAGATGTTTCTATTCATTTCAACAGTGGAGCAAAAGATAAAAAAGGAAACAAGAAAACAACAGGTACAGAAGTTTATATTTATAGTCTATCTAATAAAGCTAAAACTTATGCACAAAGAACAGTTAATGCTATTGCTTCTTTAGGATTTAAAAATAGAGGTGTAAAGAGAAGTTTGACATTATACTTCTTAAGAAAAACAAAATCTCCATCCATGCTCGTTGAATGTTGCTTTGTTGATGATAAAGATGATACTACTTTATACAATGCTGATAAAATGGCTAGAGCAATCGTAAAAGGTATCACAGGTAAAGAGGTAGCAGCTTTAACATTTACAAAGAGTGCTTATACAGGCACATTCCCAAAAGGAACTCTAAAAAAAGGCTCTAAAGGAAATGAAGTCAAGAATTTACAAAAATTCTTGAATTGGTATGGAAATTATGGTCTAGTTATAGATGGATCATTTGGTAAAAAAACAGAAAAAGCAGTTAAAGCATTCCAAAAAGCAACAGGTTTAACAGTAGATGGTATCTTTGGACCTAAGTCTTTAACAAAGGCTAAGAGTATAAAGCGATGAAAGTAAAGATAAGTTACAGAGCACCTACATCTGATTTTGAAAGAATGCCAGAATTTCTATATTTTGAATGGCTTGATATCGTAGAGGAAAAAGAAAACACAATAAAAGTCAAACACCCAGACACATCAACGGTTTATGAATTCAATAAAAAACATATAAAAGAAACCTATTCTTAATTTTGAGAATAGGTCTTTTTTTTATGCTTAAATTGTATTTAATAATTTAAAAATTTCTAATGATTGTTTTAGATTGACTTCGATATAATAATCATCTTCATCAAGAAGATCATGATGTTCAATCATATAATCATAAGGTATATATATATCATTGTGATTTTCAAAATAAACCCATGCAGATTCATCAACTCCATACAATAATATATCTTCATTAATTTCATTAATAAGTTCATCACAATTAGCACTTAAACTAGGTAAAAATGATAAATTAGCATGATGTCTCGCAAGTATTTCAGAAAATTCAAAATCATCAGTTTTTAACAAATTATTATTATATAGATATTCATAAACATCTTTTAATGCCATAATGTTGTCCTCCATTTATTTATATTATATCAAAAAAGATAAAAATATCAAAAATTATTGGAAATAACACTTAAAAAAATGAATGCAGTTAAAGCATTCCAAAAAGCAACAGAATTAAAAATAGATGGTATCTTTGGACCAAAGTCTTTAGCAAAAGCAAAGAGTATAAAGAAATGAAACAAGTTTTTATAAAATAGTGAATTTTATACATATGAATTAAAAAAAGAATATATTATAAAGAACACCCCCTCTTGATTTAAGAGGGGTTATTGTTTGTTTTTTTAATCATCATTCAGGTTTTATTGTTATATCTTCTTTTTAAAAGTTATATCCATTTCATAATCCATTGCTTGAATAATTTTTTTAATATCTTCAAATCCAAAGTTTTTTTTATTTAATAATTTTGTTAATCCTTGTGGTTTGATTTCTAACTTATCTGCAATTTCTTTTTGTGATATTTTATCATCAAGCATTAACTTTTTTAATTCAATCACTAATTGTTCATTGCTTACATATATCATTCTTATCACCTCAAATAAATTATAATATAAAATGTATTATATATCAACTATAAAAAGTTTTAAATAATAAAATATATATTATAAAACAGTTGACAAATAACCCAAAAAGGGTTATAATATATATGTAAGGTAAATGAAGTGGAGGAATAAATAATGAGTAAGAAAGAAAATTTTAATGATTTTAGATTTAGTGGATTAGAATATAGATCAATTTCTAACAAGTATTTTACAATGAAGAGGGTATCAGATAATGAAAATAAAATTGTTGTTAAAGTTGATGATGTTCATTTAAAAAGAACAAAATATGGATATGCTTTGATTTTAGATTATAATCATGTTGTTTTTTTGAAAGATTGGCAAGTAAGTGAAAATTATTTTGGAAACGAAGTATTATTACAAAAAGAGTACTTCAGTGTGAAAGAATGGGGAACACATGAGCAATTTTCAAATAACGAAGAATATTTATCATTTGAAAATTGGTTAAAAATTGCACATGAACAAGAAAATTTAATAGATGAAGATGGATATAAAATGAATCTAGTTAAATGGGAAAAATAAAAAATGGTTATTATGTTTTTTATTTCAAACAAATTATATAAGTGATATAATGCTTAATAAAAGGAGTGGTAAAATGAAAAATGTACATAAATTTGTAAAGATTATATGTAATGATTTAGGTATAAAGAAACCACAAATTAAAATAGATGATAGTAACTTCATGAGTAATACACAATTAGCATCTTATGATCCATATAGCAAAAATATAACTATAAAAAAGAAATATGAAAACAAACTAGATTTGTATTTTTCTATATCACACGAATTAAGACATAAATATCAAATAGATAATAATTTATTCGATTTTAAAAATTATAAGAAAGTAAATGAGTTGTCAAATGCTGAATATAATTTACAAATAGAAGAATTAGATGCTAATGCATATGCATATATGATAATGGTTTCTGCATTTGGTGTGGAAGCACAATTCAAAGGATTAGAACAAAATGTTATAAATAAAATTAAAGAAAGAGCAAATGAGATAATTAAGCAATCTAAACATTAAATATACTTGCAATGATTTCAAAATCAATTTAAAAAATGTAAGATTTATTATATGTATATCATAAGTGGAACATATTCGTATGCCCCACTTATGATATATATGTTTATTATTTTAAAAAGACATCTAAAAATATTTGATTGTCTACGCACGAATATTCTATTCTGTTAATAATTAATTTCAAAGATTTATTTTTTGTTTCAATAGAAAGTGTTTCGTCATTTAAAATAGAAATAGCATTTTTAAATTCAAGAATTTTTTTATTATAATCTATTTTATTAGGCATATTAGAAATGAGTTTATTTAATTTCTTTTGTGCTTTTTCTCTTTCTGCTGCTAATTTGGTATTTCTTTTCATAAATACATCTCTCGAATATATTTTGTTCTCTAATAAATCATATAATTCATCTTGTTTTTCTTCAATACGTTTGAGTTCTTTTTTTATATTATCTATCTGGGTTTCATAATTAACTATATGTTGATTGTTTTGATTCTTATATTGAAATTCAAAGTTTTCTTGAATTTTGATAAGAGTATCAATAAGTATGCTATAAACATTTGCATATGTTGAAGATTTTGTATGACAATGTTTTTGATTATTACATAAAAATCTAGGATTGCTTTTATTATATTTTCTAAAGATCATTGCATGTCCACAATTTTTGCAATAAAACAAAGTAGATAGGGGATTAATCATTTTTTTATCTTTTTTAATTCTAGGATTATTGGTAATTTTATCTTGGGCTTTTTGAAATATAATATCATCAATGATAGCTGGATGCTTTCCATCCTTTAAAATATAGTTGTGATTTCTAGGTCTTGTTTTAGTTGTGTTACCATCTTTCATTATTTTAACTTCTTTTCTTCGATTCCATGCGATTTTACCAATATATACAGGATTGCTCAAAATGTCCTTAATAACGCTTAGACTCCAATGTTTGGCTTTTCTAGGGGTATATCCTAATAGTTCTAATTCATTAGCAATCTTACCATATCCATATCCTTCAAGATATAAAGAAAAAATAAGTCTTACAACTTCGGCTTCTTTATCATTTATTTTTAAAGTATGATTTTTATCAATAACAACTTTATCATATCCATAAGGAGCGACACTTCCTATATAATTGCCTTTTTCTACACTTACATTTCTACCACGATTCAATATCATTTTTGTATATTCTAAATATTCACTACCACTATTTAATTCTAATTTAAGTATTTTTATATCATAATTTTGACCTGTTTCATTATCAGTTAAATTGAATGTTTTGTTTGGTGTAACTATTAATGTATGACTATATTTAAAAGCATTTATAATTGTTCCACAATCAATTAAATCTCCACGAGATAATCTTTGTACATCAACAACCAAAACACCTAATATAGAGGAAGCTTCCATCCTACTTAATACTTTTTGAATTTCAGGTCTATCCCCAATAGTTTCTCCAGAAACAACTTCACGATAAATGTTATTTTCAGGTATCTTATTTCCAAACACCTTAATAGCATGATTTTGTAGAATTAATTCATGTCTAGCTAATATTTCTTCAACTGTTTCACTTGGATCGTCAGCACGTGATTTTCTAAGATACATCAAATAATTATCACATAACATTAAGTACCACTCCTTTTAATTTTGTAAGAATTATTTATTTTTATAAATTGGTAAATTATTGATTTCTTTCTTTATTCTTTCTCTTTCTATATTATATTTTTTATCATCAATAAGTTTTTCCTTTTTAAAAAATTCGTTTCGTTTATATTGCTTTTCTAAAAAATCATCTCTATTAAGTTCTTTATTCAAAACAAAATTTATTATTAAAACGATAGTTGGAATAAAGAAAGTAGAAAACATAAGAGAAAGGACATCTTCAAATTTATATCCTCCAACACAAACGTAGAGAAAATGAGCAATTACAGAAATAATTAAACATATTAATATTGTTTTTAGATTTTTAAAAAACCTATTCATATTTATTCTCCTTTTGCTTTATTAATAATATCTTGCATAGCTTTTCTAATAACATCTGATTGCTTAATATCCAACTTTCTACATGAATCAGCAAATTCTTCAACAAAATCCTTTTTAAACGAACAACTTAATTTTTTTAAATTGTTTTTTGCATACTTCTTTTGTGCAGCATATTTATTTTCCATAATTAAATTAGCCTCCTATAAATTCTTTTGCAAATAAGATGATTAAAAGTATAATAACAATAATATCTAATATCATCTTAATGGTATCATAATGTTTCATATTTTTGCTCCTTTCATTTTTAAAAGTAATATGATATAATGAGCATAAAGGTAAAGGGATTACTCCCCAATACCTTTGATTAGCTTATATACTAGATAAGTGATTTCTAGTATAACTTTTATGAGTTCTAAGACTTGTTTGCCGACAGGGTTAGAACTCTTTTTTTGTTTGCTCATTTATCTTCCCTCCTTACAATTATAGTATACCATATACGTACGTATATGTCAACTGATAAACGTAAAAAAGTTTGATAAATTCAATATTTTTAAGATATCAAGTTATAATAAATTTGATTTTTGTTTCATCATATATGTAATAAAGTTATTTTCTTTTCAATTCTAAAATTTTGGTAGTTCCTAAGGCAGAAACTTCATATGATATAATATCATCTTTATATTTAAAATCTTTTGTTTCATCAGCTGAAGCCAAAAGGGAAGATTTCATTTTTTCTGTATTTCTGTCAGATGTCCATGAATACTCATCAACAAAAGAAGTAGGTGATTTATAAGTACCAGCCCAATATAATGATTTTGATTTTTCATTTTCATTTATCCAATTGATTTCAATTGATCCATCTTTAATGACTGCCTCTTGATAATATCCATCGTTATTTTTAGATACCCATGTACCCATCAAATTAGTTGGTTGCTTTTTTTCAATCTCATTTCCTGAAGTATTGTTTTTGGTATCTTTATTGCTGCACCCAAATAACAATCCTAAACATAATAAACTCAATAATATTTTTTTCATTTTTAATTTCTCCCTTCAATATTATTAATATATTTTAATTATAAATTATAAGTGTAATTAAATAAACCTTTTACTAATTATTGTTATTTTATGATAAATGTAGGACAAACTTAGTTAGGAGGTGTTTTTTATGGCAAAAATAATTGTCAAGGAAGTTAGAGAAAAGAATAATTATACATTGCGTCAATTGTCAATAATTTCAGGTGTGTCTAAGTCTACAATAAGCAAAGTTGAAAATGGTAGATGCAGTCCGACTTTAGACACGTTGGAAAAAATAGCAATTGGATTAAATGTGCATATTGTTGATTTATTTGAATCTGATTATAAATAAAATTTTGAAATTTCTGTCTACTATAGTAGAAATATGCCTGTGTTTCCTTTTTTTGTTTTTTGAAAATGATATAATATTTATAGAAGATATATCTTTACATATTACAAAACCAAAAAAGGAAAGGGGAAATTTTTATGAAACTTGGGCAAACCAAAACAAAAGAACGTGAATGCACTATTAATGATTATCAGAAGTTTTCGATCGACATGATTCATAAGATTGATAATGTCAATTCCTTGAAAATGATTTATGAATTTGTAATGAAATATTTTTTAATAAAAGGGCGAGAAGAGCGAGTTTAACTCGCTTTTTTAATCCTCAAATATTTCTTTTAATTTTTTTGTGAATTTATCACGATCTTTCTTATCCAACTCTACAAATAATTTAATTATTTTTTTATCAACATCTGACAAGTCATATTTATCAGCTAAATTATCTAATAATGGACTATCAGAAAACATTTCTCCAAAACCTTCAGTCAACCAAAAATAATTTACATTAAATTCACGACAAATAGATTTAGTCATTTGTTCAGTCGGATTTCTTTTATTTTTTTCTAAAGCGGAAATAGATGATTTAACAACACCTAACTTATTTCCGAATGCTTCTTGACTCAATTTTAATTCTTTTCTTAAACACCTAATTCTTTCACCTTGTGTCATTTTAAACACCTCTTAAGTTATTCTACTTCTTTTATTTTATCCATTAAGTTATTAACGAATTTTTTTATGTGTTTTCTAGTTTCTTTGTCTGATTCCAAGAAAGCTAAGACAATAGCTTTTTCTGTTTCGTCAAGATTATATAATTCGGTCAATTCTTGAATAATGACTTCATCAAAATGAGCGAACATTTCACCAAAACCCTCAGTTAGCCAGAAATAGTTAACATTGAAAGTTCTACATATTGATTTTGCATTTCTTTCAGTTAACTTTGTTTTTTCGTTTTCTATGTCAGATATAGCAACTTTAGATATTCCTATTTTTTTTCCAAATGCTTCTTGACTCAATTTTAATTCTTTTCTTAATGTCCTAATACGTTTACCAATAGTCATACACTACACCTCCTTGACATAATAATATCACAATTTATATAAAAGTAAATAAATTTTATTCGGTTAATTAACAAAAAATAATTGACGATATAAAGTTACCGATGTATAATAAATGTACAAAGTAAGATAAGCGAACAAAAAAGGAGAATGATTTATGAAAAATGATATTAAAAAACAAAGTCAAAAGGTAAAGTCAAAAAAGTTAATTGATGCTTACATGCAGTTTGAGGAATTGTCTATAAAAAAAGAATCGTATTTAAGGATAATATTAGATATGTTAAATAAGATTGATGATAAAAATCTTTTAAATGATATTTATATGTTTGTTCAATCTTGCTATTTATCTAAATAGATCATCATGATTGATGATCTTTTTTTATAGCTTCAAACCCAAAGAATTTCAAAGTGAACGCATTAATTTGTTCATCATTTAGTTCTAACACTGCTTCAATGATTCTTCTTTGAATATCATTAAGTTCATATTCATCAGAAAGTCTATCTATCAATGTTTTTTGGATTGTATTAAATATTTCTCCCTCTCCATAAACTAACCAAGCATAATTAACATTAAATTCTTTACAGATTATTTTTATATTTTTTTCAGTTAATCCTGTTTTTTCGCTTTCAATTTTTGAAATACCAGCATGAGTCATATCTAGAACATTAGCTAGTTCTAATTGTGTTTTGTTTAATATTTTTTTTCTTAAATATTTAAATCTATCGTTTATAGTCATTTCTTTATAATTCATTCTTATCACCTCAAATCAATAATAATATAACAATGTAACTTTTTCAAGTTTTTTTACAAAAAATAGTTGACTTATTAGAAAAAGTTACATATAATTTAGTTGTAAACTTGAAAAAGTTACATAAAAGGAGGTGGAAGTATGGAAGATAAAAAAGAAGAAGTAGCTGAAAGAATAGCAAGAGAGTTAAAAAATGAATCTTATGATAAACAAAATTATATGCTTGCATGGTTGGATGGGTGGAAAAGTTGTCAAAATGCTTTATTAATAGAATCAAAGTCAAGTTTTATTAATAAATTAAATGCAAATGAGTAGGAGATGAGAAAAAGTGAGAAAATTACCAATTGAAGAAAAAGAGAAGTTATTAAATGATGTATCTTCACACAATGCGGTGTGCATGAAATCAAAAGAAATAAAAGAAATTGTGATAAAAAAATTTGAAGATATGAAAAAAGTAGCTAAATTGTTAGAAAGTAAAAATTGGATTGCAATTTATGCTACTTATAATAAAGATGATATAACTATTGTACTTTCTAAATTATAATTTACCATCTTTCATCTGATGTACCTTCTGGTCTACCTATACTGTAGTAAATAGTTAGAGCTTTTGTTTCTTCATTATATTTAGTACCAGTTTGTAATAAAACCCAATGAAGTTTGTTAATATAATCATTTACATCAGAATATTTAGTGGTTTCATACACTTCTATTATTTTAATATCGTTCATTTTAATACCTCCTTTCTATAATGATTATATCATATGTAGAGGGTAAGATTAATAAATTAAATGATAATGATTAGAAAGGGGAATAGAGAATGTGGATAAAGGTTTTATTTCTAATGATAAAAGAAGATATCAAGAATGACCCAATAGCCAATTTAGTAATTCCTGTAACAGTGTCTCTTTTAGTATTTCTATATGAATGTTTATTTTGAGTGAGTTTATTATTTTAAAGCAGCATATCTAAAAAGACATGCTATTGCATGTCTAATGCTTTGAAAATCCAATACATGATATAAGCATAAATTAATTCTTTAGCAAAAGTTGGCGTTTCTTGCTTTATGAATTTAATAAATTTGTAATTCTTATATCTATGGATATCGTAATAAAAATTATTATAAAAAGTCATTATTTATTAGAAAGACGAATATTTTGTAGGGGGGAGGAAAAAATGGAAAGAAAAAGAAAGCACGTTAAGACATTTGAATATGAACATGCAATAGTGAATGTTCATTATGATGAATTACCATCAAAAGAAGATTGGATAAATTGTTGTTCAATTATTATGCAGGAAGTTTTTGAAAGAGAAAAAGCCGACTCCGCCAAGTCGACTTCAAACAATTAATTCATCAAAATTAATCACTTATATTTTAAGTGATTACATAGAAAAAAGCAAGATAAATAAAAAAACATAGGAGAAAAACAATGAATTATAAATATACTTTTAAAGATTTTTTGAATGGAGATATTGTATTGGAAACAAGAGCATGTAATACAAATATCATATCTCTAAAGTTACAGGAATATAACATAAATACAAAAGTTATTGATGAAATGGTGCGTATCACAGAACCAACTGTTTATTTACATGTAGAAAATGATTGTCTAACTATTTTAGATAATGTTGGCATTGTTGAATTGAATAAAAAGGTTATACTATTTGATGCTATTGATCCATTTGAATGGAATATCAAAACAAATGAATTTAGACTAAATCAAATTGTGCATGTTGTTATTAATTTAAAGACAAGAGAAGCATTCAATCCGTTTGCTAATGTTGAACATGTAACAGCATATGTTTCTTGTATTGATTTGAAAAATAAAATGTGTGAAGTTGTGTATTTACATAATAAGCATAAAACTATTTGGGTTTCTTTTGATGAAATATATCCTATTTTCAATATCTATGAAGCAGAGAATGAGGAGTTTGAAATTTATAGAGAACAAGAGGTCATCAAAGATGATTAAGGTTTTTGTGATATGGATTATTTCTTTTGTTTTTTTATTTCTTGAACTGTTATCACCCAACATATACATAAAAGTTTTTTTAACAACATTTTCAGTAGTTTTGATTATATATTCAGAAATACTGCTTGATAGAGAATATGTGAAATATCATGAAAAGAAATGACAAAGCATTGAATATCATTATTTTCATATCAAATGTTCTGGTTATAGCACTTATCATTTTTATTCTCATTTTTGATGCTATAAAGACATGTTCCTAGATAGATGTGATATATGTCACAAAGCAAAAAAATGCAGAGGATATGAAGATATGGTTGTTTGTGATGAATGTATAGAGAAGATAAAAAGCAATGAAAATGAGTTAAATATAAAAGAAACAGACAAAGAAATAAACAGATATAAAGAAACAACAATTTTTGATTTTTTATAAGAGGTAAGTGATGAAAAAGAAAGATTTAGAATTGAAATTGAAACAATATAAAGTTGATTTGAAATGTGATGAAAAAGCAAAAAACTCTATTGATGCATATGTGAGATATGCAAAGGTCTTTGTAAATTTTATTGATCATGATAATGACATAACAAAAGAAGATGTCATTGATTTCAAAGCCTATCTAATCAACGTTCTTGAGTATTCCTCTTCATCAATCAACACAATTATCATATATATAAACAAATTTATGCATTACTGCAATTTAGATTCGTTGAAAGTTAAAAAGATAAAAACAACAGTCAATACAACAGTGGATGAAATAATGAGCAGTAGCGACTATAAAAGGCTTTTAAAATATGCAGATAAATTGGAAATGTATGATATGCGCTTGATTATGAAAATTCTAGCTATGACAGGCATTAGAAGTGAAGAATTAAGATTCTTTACTTATGAAAATGTCAAAAAGGGAATGTATATCCAAGTTAGAAATAAAGGAAAAACAAGAGAAATAATTGTTAGACAGGATCTGCGTAGAGAAATTTTGGAATATTGTGAAGAAAATGAGATAAATACAGGGTTTATCTTTCGTTCTCCAAAAAATCAAAAGAAAATGTTACATAGAACAACGATATATAGAAGATTAAAAAAGATAGCAGGAGCAGCGAGAGTAAAAAAAGAACTCATATATGCTCATGCTTTTAGACATTACTTTTCAATTACTTATTTAGAAAATGGTGGAAATCAACTTAATTTAAGAGATATTCTAGGTCATTCATCACTTGAAACAACTAACATATATGCAAAAAGAACAAGAAAAGATTTGCGAAAACAATTAGAAAGTATGAATTTTAAAGGAGGCAAATGATGAATGAAGAAAACAACATAGAAAGAGATTCATTTGTTTTTTATCGCAGTTTTTACGAAGCAATAAGCGATATTGATCCTATCGAAAAAGCGAAGATATATGATGCAATTTGTGAACTTGCATTGAATAACAATGAAGTTGAGCTTTCTGGAACTGCAAAAGTATTTCTTGCTTTAATTAAACCACAAATAAAAGCTAACAATAAAAAATGGAAAAATAGCAAGAGAGGTGGAGCGCCAAAAGGCAATAGCAATGCTAAAAAGATAGATGAAAACAACCAAAAAACAACCAAAAAACAACCAAAAAACAACCAAAAACAACCAAAAAACAACCAAAAACAACCTAATGTGAATGAAAATGTTAATGTAAATGAAAATGTTAATGTAAATGATAATAAAACATATGTGCATTTTGATGCACAATCTCATTTTGAAATTTTCTGGAAAGCTTATCCTCGAAAAGTGAATAAGAAAAAGTCAAAAGATAAATTTATTAAAATTTGCAAAGATGATGAAATATTCAATAAAATCATGAAAGGATTGGAATCACAAAAGAAAAAAAATGGATGGACTAAAAAAGAAAATGAACAGTTTGTTCCACACCCCACAACTTGGCTGAATGGTGAAAGATGGAATGATGAGGTTGATACAATTTTAGAAGAACAGGAGGAAAAGAGAAAAGAATATGAGTTACTTGGAACAAGAGAAGATGATATCTGTTTCTGATGATTCTTCTGGGGTGTTCAAAGGATGTCAAAAAGTATTTGATCATGTATGCCCTAAATGCGGAGAAGAAATATATCACACTTTCAACAATAAGCAAGGTAATGAAAGGATTGATTTCTATACAGCTTGTGATTGTGTAACTAATGCTTGGGAACAGGAAGGGTTGAAAAAACTAAGAAATCAAAAAGAAAATCTCATCAAGTCAAATAAGGAAAGATGTGGATTTGCAATCTTAGATAAAAAAGATGCTGAAAAATCATTTAAAACACACAAGGGGAATTATGATGCTTATGAAAAACTGCTTGCATATGCAAGAGCATTTACTAGAGAAGTGCAAACAGGTTTTTACATTCACGGTCCTACTGGTGTTGGAAAGAGCATGCT